ACAAGGGAGCTAATGCAGCATCACAAGGTGCTCAACAAGCTTCTCAGATGCAGATAGATGCAGCTAACAAAGCATACGAAGGAGGTACATATAAACCATATGGTGTTACCTCTGGGCTAGGCTCTACTCAGTTTAACAATGGTCAAGCTAGTTTCTCGTTAGACCCTCGATACCAACAAGCACAGAATCAAATGCAGGGACTAGGACAACAAGCCTACACTGCTGCTGGTGGTGACTATGGTCAACTAGCTAATCAGTTCTACAACCAACAGCGTGAGATGGGTGCTGGTAGTCGTAATGCTGAAGCACTAGCACTAGGTGGTTCTATGTTTGGCTCTGGTCGAACTGGTCTAATGTCTAGTGGAGATGCTCTAGGGTTTACTGGTGGTGGCATGATGTCCCCTGATGGTACTGGATTTGCTCAGGCATTTGCACAACAAGACTCAGCAGATCGTTACAATGCACAGCAACAAGCACAGCAGCAAAGGCAGATGGATATTAATATTGGTAATAGTATGTTCAATCAGTCTATGGGTCTTGATGCAGCAGGAATGGATCAACAACAACTAGCTGGTATGTTAGGAGCACAGCGATCACAAGCTAATAATTCTGCTGGTAATAACTTAGTCTCTGGTATGGGCGGTGGTGCAGAGTCTAGGCAGAACCAAGGTCTAGCACAAGCTGGTAAGTACACAGGTATTGGTAATGCACTAGGTAATATTGGTTGGGATAAGATAGGTGGTATGCTTAACCCTGTAAGTGACTCAGATGTAGTCAATGCTTATGCTGGTAACATGAGTAGAGGTGGTGGACATCCTTCTATGGGTGGTTATTCAAACAATGGATACACTCCTACGCCTTACCTAACAAGTAATCAAGGCATGGGTGCTAACTACACTGGACGGAACTACTAGGAGAATATTATGGCTAGTGATGTAATGAGTTTATTTGGTTTAAATCCTAATGCTTTACAACAGCAAAGGACTAATGATGCAGTGACACAAGCTTCTGCAATGAATCCTTTCTTTGCTGCTGGTGCTGCTGGTGGTGCGCTCATGGGACAAAGTGTTAACTCTGCCCTTGGTCTACAGACACCAGAGATGGCACAAGCAGAGGGTGTACAGGAGAGCTTAGAGGGTGCTGACTTAACTACTCCAGAGGGTATGCGAGATGCGGCTAGTAAGTTGATGCAAGCTGGTGATTATGCTACAGCTATGGACTTGTACTCAAGGGCTAGTAGTATGGTGTCAGCAGAGCCTCGTCCTGTGGCTGCAGTTAAGCCAACCTATGCAAATGCAAAGACTTATGTACTACCTTCTGTAGATGGTAAAGCTGGTAAGGAAGTATGGGGACTAACTGTTGATGGTGCTCTTATGATTGATACACCAGAGGGAAGGATTAACGCACCTGCTGGAACTCTTCCTTTGGTAGCTCCTGTAAGGCCACTAGCATCTGACAGTAAGGTAGGAGATGCTGGCTCAGTTTTTAAGTTAGATGGTGCAAAGAATTATATGAAGAATGTTGGATGGATACGTAATGCAACTGATTCTATACTCAGTGATTCTGACGAAGACTTAGTAGGTCGTAAGATAATAGCAATTGCTGAGGATCTTAATACAGGTACAGGCAAAGTTCCTTATGATCAAGCATTTAAAACAGCTACGGAAATGGTAGGTGCTGGAGTTTATAAAGAGGGTGGAGTAAATATCCCACTCATTGGTGATGTAATGGAAAATAGATTATATAACCCTGATAATGTACCACCATCACATTATAAGTTATCGCATGGCTACTGGGTTGATCCTAATGATAGCGCGGCTAGAATATACAAAGCAAATTAAGGTACATATAATGGCTACTCGTACAAAGGAAGAATTAGACGCTGCTTATTCTGCACAACAGTCTGTTCAGCAACCTGTTCAGCAACCTGTTCAGCAACCTGTTCAGCAACCTGTACAGCAACCTGTTCAGCAACCTGTTCAGCAACCTGTTCAGCAACCTGTTCAGCAACCTGTTCAGCAACCTGTTCAGCAACCTGTTCAACAATCTACTACTCGTACAAAGGAAGAACTAGACGCTGCTTATCTCTTACAGTCTGGTACACCTGTTCAGCAACCTACTGAAGAAGCTTCTACTGAATCAGGTAAAGAGACTACCTTTGCTAGAGGATTTGTTGAGAGCAATAGCTTCACTCAGAACCTATCTGACATATGGATAGCAGGTACTGGTGAGGATAGTGGTCAAGCAATGTCTGGTCAGTTTAGGTGGGAAGATGATGATGGTAATTTTGATTTAAACATTAAGACAAAAGATGATCTGTATGGGGACGACTTTGCTGATCTAACCTTTGATGAAAGGCGCGTAAGAATTAATGAGGTAAGGGCAGCAGAGATTGAAAGACTGTATCCCAACCAAGAGGGTAGTACGTTTGGCAGGGTAGTTGGTTCTCTATTTGACCCTACTACCTTACTCCCTGTAGGTGCAACTTATACAGCTATGATGAAGATTGCAGGTGCTCTTGGTTTTTCTTGGAGTGCTGCTGATCAGTTTCAAAAGAAAGGGGAAGTAGATGTAGTAGAGGCAGGAGGACATGCCATTATTTCTGGCATAGCAGCTCCAGTCCTTGGTTATGGTATAGTAAAAACAGGCCAAGTCATTACAAAAGCAAGACTACCTAAGCAAATTGAAAAGTCTAACAAAGCACTTGATGATTATGAAAATCAAATCAGTCATGAGATAGCTACAGCACAAGGTGGGTATAGTAATATTACTGTGGCACAGGCTAAGGCCAATGCACAAGATCATTTAAAATTAACTCCTGAGCAGATAGCTAACGCTGAGAAGCTAACTAATCGTAGGACTGTAGTGCCTAAAAAAGCTGAGGCTATTGCTATTCAAGTAGCCCACAAAGATGCAAATATGTTGTCTCATTATGTTGAGAGTATGTCTTCTCGTATAGGCACACTGTCTAAGCCTATACAGAATGTGCTTCGTAAGTATGAGTCACGAGTACTGAGTCAGACACAGGCTAGGATGGATCAATCACAACCTTTTATTAAAGCTATGGGTGCATATAGTAATAAGGCTAAAGATGAGATTAAATATCATCTACTGAATGGTGACTTTAAAGCTGCAAAAAGTTTAATGAATAAGGGCGGTATAAAGGAACTAGATGATCTGTCAAAAATGCTCTATAAAGATGGTAAAAGAATGGAAGTTTTTACTAATGCAAATAGAGGTAAGGGTGTTGCAAAGTTTAAAGCACTAGACAATTACTTCCCACGTAGAGTTAAAGACTATGATGGTCTTAGGTTAGCTATTGGAGGCAAGAGCCAAGCAGCAGGTACTGCCCTTGATGACGCTATCAATGCAGCCATGACACAAGAAGGTGTTAAGACAGTGCAAGAGCTTTCTGAAATGGCTTTGACTACAGCAGTAATGAAAGCTACTAACACTGGATGGAGAAAAGGTATTGCTCCTAAAGGGTCAGAAGGTAAGCGTACATTACAAGAAGTACCCCCTGAGTTGGCTAAGTTCTATGACGATTCTATATCATCTTTGACTACCTACGTTCAACAGTCCACTAAAATGTTTGAGAGGCAGTCACTTCTAGGTAAGACTGATTTGTTACCAGTAGGTCAGTATGATGAATCTTCAAACTTATGGAAACTCATGGGTAAAGAGGTTAGTGAGAACAGACTATCGGGTGAGGCTCATAGGGAATTAAAAGAACTACTTCATTCTCGTTTTACCAATGCCGAGAAAGCTATGAATAAAACATTAGCTGCTATTAAGGACATTGGATACATGTCTTCTCTTGGTCAATTCAGATCAGCAATAACTCAGCTTAAAGACGTAGGAACATCTGCCTACTTACATGGGGTTATCCCTACAATCAGGGCTGTGTTTAAAACTAAGAGTACATACGTACAAGATGCAGGTCTTATTAACAATGTATCAGCAGAGATGACTCAAACTGGTACTAGGAAGTGGTTAGATAGAACATTAAAATATAGTGGCTTTAGATTCTCTGATAGGTTTGGTAAGAAGGTACTACTAGAAGCGTCAATGCTTTCTGGTAAGAGGTTAGCCTCTTCTCCTAAAGGTATAGCAAAGTTAAAGAAGAAGTATGGTGAGGCTTATGGTAATGATTTCACTAAACTAATTAATAGTTTAAGGAATGGTACTGATGATGCCAATACAGAACTGTATAGATTCCATGAGTTATCAGATACTCAGCCTATCTCAATGCTTGAACTACCTCAAGGATTTGCTGATAACCCTGACATTGGTCGCCTTGCTTACGCCTTAAAATCATTTGGATTAAAGCAGGTAACCTTAATACATAACAACATTATTAAAAGAGCGAAGGGTGGTGATAAATTAGGAGCTACTAAGGAAGCACTAAAGTATGCCTCCTTCATAGGAATAGCTGGTGGTACTGTTGATGAGCTTAAAGGTGTGTTCAGTGGTGAGGCTTTTAATGCAGAAGATATACCTGATAGAGTAATAGAGAACTTAACTAGTTTGATGTTTATTAATAAGTACTCCATAGGTGACATAAAGAAAGGGGACATGTCTGGTTGGATTGGAGATGTAGTTACTCCTCCACTTGGGCCTTTAGAAGCAGGTATAAAAGAAGTATCAGGATTTACTGAGGAGCGAGACATTAATGACCCTAGCTTTGGAGATGACCTATTGAAAACAATGCCTGTCATGGGTCGTATTCTATATGATTGGTATCTTGGAGGTAGGGAAAAGGCTATGGACAAGAGGAGTGATGAACAACAAGCGGATCTTAGAGGGGAATAACAAGGGGACAACTAAGTCCCCTATAAAGTTTCCAGTGGAAACTATTTACTCTTCTTCTTACGGACAGGCTTGACTACAGGTATAGGAATACCAGTGATCATGCTCTCTAGTTCCTTGAACTCATTAGGTAGTAGTTCCACTGTAGTCCCTGTCGTGAGGACAATAGACTGATAGTGGAGTACTACTACATGGTCAGTATTCAAGTACCCTGTCTCTATCTTCAGCCACTTACTCATGATTCTCCATCCAATCTTCAACCATCATATCAATACAATGACGAGCCTTAGCTAAGTCCTGCAAAGCTGTGCCTTTGTCTTGATACCTAGTGACATACTTGATAGCTGTATGCTGCAACGCATTCAAGTTGTTAGACATAGAGTAGGTCATAGGCTGTATACTGAGCTTAGTATAATGATTACCTCCAACCTGCTGATCTGATGCTGACTCAGGTGTAGTCCATAGATCCTCAATAGCCTTAGTCAAAGGCTTCTTATCTAAGGCGTAGTCCAAGTCATTATCTTCCCAGTTACTGTATGGATTATACGTCATAATCTATCTCCTCTATTTCATTCTCTAGTTCTGAGAACTTATTAATAATAATATCCTCATACCTATCTACTAGATGGTGACTCTCTAGCTGTAAGAGTTCTAACACATGAGTTTCATCCAACGCTCGTAAGCGTTCTTTCAATTCTTCTAGTGTCATTGACATAGCGTTTCCTTAAATAGTTCATGCTAACTGGCATCTCGTCAAAGCTGCCATCCTTGACATCATTCATTACCCACAACCCACGCCATGATCCATTGGTCTGAGGTGTCAAGTACTCTTCATCATGTTGATAGTAAATACCAGCAAAGAGTCCTGTCATATTTAAACCATCAGCCCTACGTGCATAGGCTATGTCCCTGTCTTGAACATGTCCCATAACACAACTCATGTGCTTCTTAGTGAGCAGCATCTTAGCTGAGGCAACAGGTCTACCCATCACACCTGACGTAAAGTAATGACAGTAGGCAACACCATCCACAACGATAGGATCTAAGAACTGTTTGACTTCCCACCCATTCAGATCAAAGTCGTTATAGCTAATTAACCCATCAAGCTTAGGATCATTCTCAGCAGCCCTATTGATTCGATCCTCATGGTTACCCATTAAGAATATCATACGAGGGTTCCATTGCTTCTTCTTGTTACGAGTCAGCCTCCAGCGTTCCTCCAG